GTATTTAGTGGGTCCATTTCGTCACTCATTTGCAAATCCTCTCAAGCCTTGCAACTCGCTCTTCAAGCTCTTGAATCAATTCAAAAACAGCATTGCGGTCAAGAATTTTCTTTGGTAACTTTGGTTCAATCCCCAGTGCGTTGCGCCGAGTCTTTACATGGTCGTTGTTTACAGGAAACTTGAGTTTATCTGTGGCATACTCCGCAAATTCACCATCGTTAAGGTTGGAGCTTACAAACTCATCCTTAACGAGGACCATCAACTGATAAGACTGCGTAATGTCAAGTCTTGCTGCATTCATTTTTAACTCCTAAGTTTTGCTTCTTTCCGGCCATTTTTTTGGGCGCGGATACCATTTAATCTTGTCTTGCGCCGGGTCGCGCTTTGCACTGTAGTACCTAACATCAATCTCTTTGTCTGTGTCTATGCAAGGCCAACTCCAAAACTCCCCATCCCACCATCGCAGAGTGTGTTCTCCAGTAGGCCACCATCCAATACTAGGTGGCCTACCAGCTTTTCCTTTGCCAATAATCATTGCGCAGCATGCCAAATGACATAAGCAAAGATACAAACAATTGAAACGGCACCAATCCAATAGTAGTTTTTATGCTCTGTGTTATAAAATTTTTTCTTCACAGGCTCAGGCTTTGGCAGATATAAACTTGCAATTCCCACCGCCTTTGACGACTTACGCTTAGGCTTTTCAAGCACCTTTGACGTGGTGTTAGCAATCTCTGCTTTAACCCTACGGCGAATCATGTTTACATATTGCGGTTGACTATCAGTCATTTCTGCAATAAGTGCTGCGCTGCGGTTGATGTCTTTGGCAAGCTCTGATCGGATCATATCAATCTTTTTCATTTCTTTGCTCGATTTTTGATGTTTTTTGTAGAACGAATCTCCCTGCGTTGTTCAGGGCTTGGCAATGATTTCATTTTTTAGCTCTTTGATAATTAAATCTGCAACAGATTCGCCATTCGGAAACCGCATCTGCGCTGCTTTATTCTTGTTTACAGAATCAATGGCCCGCTGAATGCCCTCATCAAATCCTGCTGTGTAAGGTTCATTGCCAGACAGCCGTGCGTTAATTGCTTCTCGCGCAACCCTTGTCATTGGAATCTTATTAGCCAATGCAAACTTCTTTAGCTCATCGTATGACTCTGGCTCAATATAAGCTAGGAAGGACTTTAGTTTAGAATGGGTCATTTTGACTTTCTTTGTATTCTGCAAATAGGGTATCAAACAAATCCTGAGCTTTCTTATTACCGTTAAGCTCAGACCTAGAAGAAATCCTACAGTATTTATACAGAGCTTCTACTGCAGTATCCTCACTAAGAACACCGAGGAATCCATGAAACTCTTTGTCTTTGCAGAGAGTTGCTGCCCTCATTACCCGGTCGTTGTAAACAACCGGCGTCTCGTCGTCATTTATACGAACTAAAGCGCAGCCATACCGGGCACCAACAAAGTCGCGGATAAGTGCTTCCGGGATTTCATCGGGGTGAATCTTTAGCGTCAAGACAAAACCTGTGCGGTCTTGCTTGAGCGCCACCTTGAGGCATTCAAAGTTCATTGGCATATAACTTTATTTGAATTTGCCGAAGAATCGCTTTACTAAAATGTTTAGCATGCAACCAACAATTAAGCCAAACACAAAAATTAAAGCTGCTGCTAAGTCTCCCATCATTGGAATTTCTCCAATTTATCAAGATTGGCGCACTTGCCGTCTTCGGCTTTGTATGCTTTGGTCTGAAACTCTGCATCTTGCATGCAGCCATTGATGCCTTTGCCAACACCATTTGTTTGGCACTTAATTTTGATGGACCTGCCGTTTTCAAACTGCAGATCACCTGAAGCCCAACCATCGCCGTATCGGCATTCCGCAGTGATACTTGAATCAGACTGCATCAAAATGCGCGTTGGCTTGGAGTTCCATTGTGGATGGACAGAACCTTCGGGCCAAGCTTGAGGCAAGTAACTATTTGCATTTTTCTGAGCATTTAGGCGAGAGATAGTCATGTTTGTGTCTACGATGTCTTGCGAAGCAAGCTTAGAGCTACATGCAGAAACAGAAAATACCAAAACAATAACAATAAAGTTTTTCATTTTTATATCCAAGTTTTAATTAAAACGGAACATCGTCTTGTTGGTCTTGCTTAGTAACTGTGCCTTCAGGAACGTATCTATTCACCGAGACAGACAAGTAAACCGCTCCTGACTTGCTAGTCTTCTTCCAGCCACTGAGCTTGAAGACATGTAAACCATTGACCACCTGCACATTGGTCAAGTCTTTGGGATCAATCGCAATCTCACCCCAGTAGTCGGGAGACTTCTGAGTCTTCTTGGTTGCGTTTGCCATCAGTCGGCCAGAGTCGGCCTGTTGTTCAAAATCTGCCATCATTACTCTCCAATTGCGGCCTTAGCAGCCTTAAAAGAATCAAGAACCGTTGCATACAACCCGGGATGCGACACCTTCAGTTCATCTAGCTGCGCTTTGTTGGCAATCCAGAATGAATTCAGTCCGCTTGCTGTCTTTGAAAAAAGAGTGTACTCGATCATGCTCTTAGCAAACAACTCAATATCAGCATCGCTCTTAGGGGCTTTTGTTGCTTTTTCGTCAACTTTTCGCTCTTCTTTTTTGTCTTCCTTCTTGTCTTCCTTCTTGTCATCTTCTTCCGGCAGGTCTTCTCCGGCATAGATGTAAAGGCCAAGACCATGTAGGGCCAAAGCCTTGGTCATGCAACGCATGATTGCGGAGTTGACATTGAAGGCATCAACCCTCTCTGTCTTATCCTTACCAAACTTGTCTTTGAACGTCCGTCCTATCAGTGGGATGGGTTCATTCTTTGAGTTCATCACCGGAAGCATACAAGTCATGGGTTTACCAAACATGGTGACCCGCACCCACACCATCGCAGTTCCGTTTACATCCATGTAGCACTGCGTTTGCCCGTCAACTTCATAGGACTCAACGTGGAACGTTGCTGTAGGGTCAGCCTTCAAAGCCTCGGCCCAGGCCCAGGCCCATGAAAGATAGCTTAGGCCATTCTTCTTCTCAACGTGATCATTTACATTGAGCTTCAAAAGATCATTGGCATTCACTTCGACTTCTCCAGTTCAAGCTGCGCCAGTTCTGCGCGCTTATCCAGCCAGTCTGCAACTTCAATAAAAGCTGCAGCAAATTCTCGCAAATCGCAACTTGTGTAAGTTGTAGCTACAGCGCTAATAACGCCGGGTTCTTGAAGCTCTTCGTCATATGTAAACCCATCAACTTCTCTGCGAAGAGGGTTGTATGATGGGTGAAAACCACCGATATGCTTTATTAACAAACCGGAAGCCATACTAAAATCTGCAAGTAGTTTTTTCACTTTGACTCCTGATATTGAGTACACCACTCTGCGACACCGCAGTAATTACCTGTGCATCGCTTAGGCTCTGCAAGGCGCGTTTCAACATAACCTTTTTCTTTGATTGCCAACTCCTCTGCTGCTTCTTTAGATGTAAACAACTTGATGGCCGTCTTCCTACCTTCTCGCTTAACAGCAAAGACAGGTTCAGACATCCATCGCTCTTGGTCTGTGCAGTCGTCTAAAGGCTCTCCAAGCTCATGTTTTGCCTTGGCTGCACTGTGGAGGGCAATGCGTTGTTCTACGTGAGCCTGAGCCTTTCCAGCGGTCCACATGGGGATACTAAGCATGTGGATCGGGGCTTCTGGATAACCTTCTTTGTTGCTGTGCTTGTCAAAGTCCCGGATCAAAGCGCAGATGTAAAGCGCAGTGACTTTCTCTTTCTTAGCTACCTCGACCAGCCATTTGTAAATGTTAAGCTGCTCTTCCCACTCAGCTTTGTTCTGCATCACTGCCCAGCCACTTGTCAACTTGTAGTCGGTGATGATGATCCCTTGAGGGGTGACTTCCTGGAGGTCGATCTGCCCGCTGATGGTTGCACCATTTACAACAGTGAACAAGCGTTCTTCGGTGATATGGTTCTCGGTCTGTCCGCGTTCCATCACTACATGTAGGGCAGAGCCTAGAAGCTGCCACAGCATGTCTGAGACGTCGGTAGTGATTTGCTCGTTGTACTGCTCCCTTAGCCTCCTGATCTTGGGTGGCCCCATGATCTCTGTTACAGAATACTGCGCAGCACCCTTGCTGTAGTATTCAGTGGTTGCCAACGTCATCAGCGTAGCTGGTGCGTTGTGCTTGTTGGTCACCTTCATAAGAACTCCTTCAATGAGCCTAGACGATAGCACACGCAATGATGGCGCGCAAGCACTATCGCAAACAATTTTTGATGAGCCGGCCAGCAAGGCGAACAGTCGTCGTGTGGTGCGGTACGGCGGGATGTCAAGACTGATCAAGTCAGAGAAGGCGTTGACCTACTCTGAGTCATTTAAACGACAGTGCAAGCGATGTAGCCCGTTGTTGAGTTGTGATGTACGGGTGACCTTGCACATCTACTATGCGAGTAGACGCCCTGACCTAGATGAGTCTTTGATTCTTGATCTACTTCAAGACGTTGTTTACATCAACGACAGGCAGGTAAAGGAGAAGCACATCTACTGGCATCTTGATCCTGTGTCGCCCAGGACGGACATCCTGATCGAGCCTATGGAAGATGTGGCGCCCAAAAAAAGGCCCCCACCAAGCGTAAGCAAGGTGAGGGCTAAGACCCGGGGAGACAGAGCCTGCGACCCGGAGCCGGGGGAGTAGCCGGCACGGCTAGTGTAGCAAAGACAATTAAATGTATCAAGACCTGTGTTTAAACATATGGCTCACATCATGGGCTTTGTTGCCAACATACAACACACAAAGGGGCTTGCACTTTGCGCGCAGCCTGCTACAGTGCGACCCCAGGGGGACACCCCTCGGACTCCATCCGATAGCAAGTGCGAACCCGGCAGCGTGGAAGAACAGGGTACACGGTAGCCGAAAGGCAAGGGCAACTACCCTACAATCCGTGGGGCTGGACTTATCTGCAAGCCCAGGGGCTAGGAGACTAGCATGCAGATGCCGCAAGGCGGTGGCACCTTCCCCCGATCCCCTTCAATGGGGAAGGGGGGCCTTTAGGTGGTCAATATCAATAATAAGAATCTACAGGGGTTTCTGTACATCATTAACAGGATTTGTTATGAAAGACCCAGCAGACAAGGTAACATTTGAGATTCCATTTGAGGAATTGCTATGCCCAGAGATTACAAAACCGAATACGCAACTCAACTCGCCAGAGGAGAGCATGAAGACCGCATGGAGCGACAGCGGGCTAGACGAAAGCTCGATGCCAAAGGAGTTGATCGAACTGGTAAAGATGTTGCGCACGTAAAAGCCCTATCCAAAGGAGGGCTTAATAAAGACGGGGTACGGCTGGAGAAGCCGTCAAAAAACCGATCATTCCCTAGAAAATCAGATGGGTCTATGAAATGACACCTGAGTTCATTGAGCAATTTGACTTCAATGAATCAACGAGAGTAGCCTGCCCCGCATGCTCGGGAGACAGAAAAAACAGCAGGGCAAAAGACATGACGCTCACCCGCAAGGGTGACGGGGCAGTTCTTTACTACTGTCACCACTGTCAAGAGACAGGCGCTATACAACCAAAGACCAAACGGGAGTTTAAATTGGCAGCTATAGTGACTAAAGAAATTATCAGTAATAAGTTAGAAGAAAAACATTATGCTTATTTACTTACAAGGGGTATAACTAAAGAAACCGCAGACAAAATGCAGTTATTTGCTGCGGATAAATTCTTTAGTCGCCTAAACAAAACCGCAGATGCAATTGGTTTTCCTTATTTCAGGAACGGGGCGTTAGTATCTGCCAAATATAGATCGTTCCCTGAAAAGGATTTTACACAAGACGCCGGGGGTGCGCATGACTTCTTTGGTATTGACCTTGTAGAAAAAGGCAAGCCAATCATCATTGTCGAAGGTGAGATTGATTGCCTGACATTGATTGAGTCTGGAGTTTTAAATGCAGTTAGTGTGCCTTCCGGGGCGCCAATCAAAGTCGCAGATGGAAAGGTACTGCCGTCTGAGGATAAAAAGTTTGCTTATGTATGGAATGCGCGGGAGATACTGGACGCAGCACCGTATGTAGTATTAGCAACAGACCAGGATGGTCCCGGCCAAGCGTTAGCCGAAGAACTGGCACGCAGAATTGGCAAAGAGAAATGCAGGATTGCAAAGTTCTCTAGTAAAGACCTGAATGAAGTCTTCCTTGACCCATCACGGAATGACCCATCACGGACGGGGAGGGTCAGGGTTAATGAAATTATTGATGCTGCCGCGCCGTATCCAATCGCCGGCCTGACCATCGCAGCCTCGTATGAAGACAGGCTGAATGATTTATACGCCAAAGGAACAGGCAAGGGATTCTCGACTGGATATTCCTCGGTTGACCAGATTTACACAGTTGCACCTGGGCAGCTTACGGTCGTGACGGGTTATCCGTCATCGGGCAAAAGTAATTTCGTTGATCAAATGATGGTAAACATTGCCAGGAAAGATGACTGGAAGTTTGCGGTTTGTAGCTTTGAGAATCAACCCGAGATTCATATATCCCGGCTGATGGAGATTTACACGGGTAAACGGTTCTTTGAGGGTAAGGACCGCATGTCTCATTCAGAAAAGTCTGCTGCGCTTGACTGGGTGAATGACCACTTCCTATTCATCGACTCAAACGGAGAGGAACCATCGACCCTAGACTCAATCCTTGACAGAGCAAGGGTCGGTGTAAAGCGTATGGGAATCCGGGGTTTGGTGATTGACCCTTATAACTATCTTGAGCTTCCCCGGGACAACACTACAGAAACAGAAGCAATCAGTAACATGCTGACCAGAATTCAAAAGTTCTGTAAGGCGTTCGATGTCCACACATTTTTCGTTGCTCACCCTAGTAAGGTCAATCGTTCAGGCGTCGATCAACCCAGGCCGGATGGAATGAGCATTAGCGGGTGTTATTCGTCAGATACGGAAGTCTTGACGATGAGGGGATGGGTCAACCACTCTCAAGTATCCTACGAAGATAGGGTTGCCGTCTTCAATCCAGATACCCAGGATGTTTTTTATGAACTGCCGGAGCATATCCATGAATACGACCATGACGGACCAATGCATCACTGGTCTGGTAATGGAACCGACTTCCTGATAACTCCAAACCACAGAATGTTGGTTAAGCCTGCATTTAGCCGGAAGAAGACTAAGGGGTCAAAAAAGACGGGCCGTCCATGCACTTGGAGTAAAGGATTTAATTTTTGCAATAGCGAGGATGTAACCACATCACGCTGGTCTATTCCAATGGTCGGCAATCCAGTCCAAGCCTCGTCGCCTACTAATTTAAACTTTGATCACGGCTATGCGCTCCACCCGTTCTGGTGGTACGTTGGTTTTTGGATAGCGGAGGGGCATGTGTCTATGGGCGCACTGTCAGTTTGCCAAGTAGATGAGAACTCTAGTCTGCCAAGGGAAGTTGTAAGCGCTCTTGGCGTCAAATCCTCTTGCGTTGTTCGTAAATCAGCACGCGAATACGAAAAGCCAATGTGGGTTAACAGGATGTTTAAGCGATCTAACCCTGAGCTTCAGAAATTTGTTATTGAAAACTGTGGTGAAGGCTGCGCCAATAAGCGGCTTCCAAATCTGATATGGTCATCTTCCATTGAAGCAAAGAAGGCGTTGCTTGACGGGATGATTTTTGGGGACGGAAGCGTACAAGAATCAGGGTATACGACTTATCACACTGCCAGCAAGCAGCTTGCAGACGATGTGCAGAGGCTATGTATTGAGCTTGGTATGTGGGCGCACATTTCATCCTACGCTGGGGCGCTGTCTCATCATTACGACCGTTATATCGTAATGATCAGAAATGAAAAAGAAAGAACGGTTGAACCCGCCCGAAATATGGTTGTTGTACCTTACGCAGGTAAGGTGTATTGCTTGACTGTATCGACAGGCGCATACATCACGCGGAGGAATGGCAAGGTTGTTGTATCTGGTAATTCAATGGCATGGTGGGCCAAAACAGACTGCGGTATTACCGTCCACCGGGCAGACAAGATGGTAGAGATTGCAGTCTGGAAGTGCAGATATAGATGGGTTGGCACCCAGGGCGAGACGGCTTTGCTATATAACAAAACCGCAGGAACGTATTCTGAATTAGTGGATAAGTTTTAAAACAACAAAGGGGCCTAAGCCCCTTTTTTAATCTGTGTATGGTGTTGATTTGACAAGCGCCATATAGGTGTCAATGTCCTTCATCGCTTTAAGTGCGGCCTTGTTTCGGCGCCGGATGGCACGGTTTACGGCAGTGTGAATGTACTGCCCCCAGTGGCTTGCTCCGCCTCGACGGCATGAAGTGCAACCGCAGGACGGGTGCTCGTTTCTCTTGGTGTTTGTATTCATATTACCATTCATCATAGACTGTAAACAAAACAGCGAGTACCAACAACAACCCAATACATAAAATCATTGTTTGTCTCTGGATTCTTGCACCATCGGCGCGGCAACATATTTAAACTGTTGCTTGGCCTTTTGAAGTGCGGTAATCGGGTCAGGGGCCTGGACGGTCCCCACCTTTTTGAAGTCATTATCAAATACATCAAACAACATATTATCTCCTAGCTCTAAACATTGCGGATTGAATGTCGGGGTAATGCCCGCACAATCGGGGTATTCTATCTTTATCCATTCTATATACTGACCATCTCCCCATAAAAGATATGTAAACCTCGTTTGTTTTAATCTCCGACAGGCTTGCGAAAACCAGTGATTGTCTTATATTAACTTCGTTTTTAATCATCGCAGGCCGGTCTGTGACCAGCTTGATCAAAACACCAGACCCTTCACGGCCACGATGTGGCCTTTGTCGTTTCGGACTGCATCTTCGCCAGTATCAGGCGCAAAAACATCAGACCCTGCGCGGATTCCGATTGCGTTCAATACCATCGCCGAGACGATATAAACAGTGTTCGTCTTAGGAGCAGGCAACCCGCTCACATTGCCAAACACATTCTTCATCACTCGCACACCAGACGCACTGATGCTAGGGAATGCCGTGACATTGACGCGGGCCACGCCTGATGACTCAATGGTGCCGATTCCCTCAATCGTGAGGGCGTGAGGGGTCAAGTTAATAAAGTTCATTTAAATATCTCCGTTTACATGATTGCAAAAATGTCGCGTTAAGCAGTAACTAATTTCATGCTATCCACAGCACCAGCAGGTAGGCACCCGCCACGCCCAGTGCTGCGGCAAACAGCAAATCCCAGACTTCCTCCATCATTGCGGGCCTTTCATGGGGCGCAGCTTGCGCAAGGGGCGGCGCATCCACTCATCGCGCACCATCAGTTGCAGAGCCTCCTCGCGCAGCAGGTTCTCCTGCAGATTGTTCTTGCCCAACGGGCCACCGCTCCAGCTTCCCCGGTTCGTCCAGGCTAACTGCGCCAGGGTCTGAGCAGGGTCATCGCTCTGCAGTGCCACTACATGGGCGTAGACGTTGGCTGCGGTTGTAGCGCTTGCCAGGGCATCCACTGCGGCTTCGATTGCGTTGCGAAGTGCTTCATATGCAGCGCCCTGCTGCACGTTCAGTTCGTCGTTTGACATTGTTTTATATCCGGGTATGTGTTGCCACTGTGGCCCCACTCGCACGCCCTGGCGAACCAGGGCTAGCGGCTAGGGTCAAAGAACTCCTTTGATCTTTGAGAACATCGCGGCGCCCAGGTCGGACACTTTTCTCACCATCACGGCATGTTTATAAATATATGAAACATCTTTATCAATACCGATACCGATGGTCGTAATGCCCAGGTTTGCGCCAATTTTTGCTTGCGCTCTAGTCTCTGAAACACGGCCCTCTCCGTCGGTCACTACAAAACAAACCTTCCGGCCTGTTTTGCGGGTATGCAAAAGACTATGCGCATGCAGCAAAGCAACATAGTCATCAGTTCCTCCGCCCATGTTTATATGTTGAAGATGTTGCTTTGTTTGGCGACTATTCTTGCCAAACGGTTTGACCGTCGAAACACCGTCGCCGAACGTAAGCAGCGCGGATTCAACTCCAGCACCATCAAGTGCAGACATAAGGGCCATGCAGGCACCTGCAGCCGGTCCAATCAGGCGAGGGAACATAGACCCGGAAACATCCAGCAGGATAACAACCGAAGAATCAACACCGGAGGTTTCCAGACGACGTTTAAACATGCTGGCGCCTCCAGTCGCCAATTGACGGGTATCAATTGACCCTGTTTTGCGGTGCATTTGCCAATCGTCGTTTGCTGTGTTGGCAAACAGCTTCCGAATATCAACCCGCAGTGCTGCAGGAACATCAGAATCTTCTAACCTATACGATGCCCATGTGGGAGTGTGAATCCGATCAGGCAAAACACTATTTCCACGGCAGAACGTCCCCCTATCGCCAGGGCGAGCAGGCAGGCCGGGTTCCACTTCGACTGCCGTATCGTGCTTGCCGTTTAGGGGCTTGCTTTGCCCCGCATCAGGGGCTTCCTGGGCGCCTTCCTTCGCGTCACCCTGGGCTTCCTGATCGCCTTCCTGTGCATCGCCCTGGGCTTCCCCCTGTGCGTCGCCCTGCGCGCCTCCCTGGGCCTCCCTGGGCTTGTTTGGCTTGCTGTCTTGTTTCCCAATTTGATCCACAATCCAGCGGGCCACTTCTAGGGTGTCTGCGGATGATTGACAGGAATCAATGCGCTTGTCTGCTTCAATGTAAATTGACAGCAGATTGCCCGGGACAGGGATTTTGCGGGAAACGTATTTACGGCCAAACACCGCAAAAGAGAATGGAAACTGGGCCGGGTTTGTCCAATCAATAGTCTGTGCCAGGGCTTCGCCAACAATACCGTCAACCAAACCGGACAAAAGGTTTTCAATATTGCCCAGCAAAGCAGCAGAGACAGCCCTACGCTCAATCCAAACGTCCTCCACGGCATTGTGGAAGCGGGCCAAATACTCGTTTGGAGCGTTTACATTAAAGTCAGTATATTTGCGGTGCAGAAGCTCGTGGACGATATAACCCACGTACCGCGTCACCATAGACCGACCGATAACGGCATCATCACTGACCATGGGAAGCCGGATGTCACCATACTGTCCGATGGATGCCGTAGTGGCGCCGGGCGCCCAAAAAACGCTAACAGGATTGATTGCCAGCGCCTGGGTGATGCGTGGCAAAGCCTGCTCGATTGCGGTGCGCAATTCCCAGCCCAGCACCTGCGGGCGGCCAATAATGGTTTGGAGATTCATTTTAAATCCAGCCTTTAATTTTAGATTCATCAATTGATGCCGTGCGGATAGCCTCCAGCGCCAGGGCAGACTCAGCGGGCTGGCGTGCGGCAATACTGGAGGCCCACGCATCCTCTACTGGCATCATCGCCAGCGCACGGATGAAACCGATCACCGAGCGGATCGAGGGTGCGTCCACAATATCGCCCGTAGTGACTTTTTGACGGGCGATATTAACTGCCTGCAGAATATGCTCTGCCAACTCGGGCACGCACCCAGTATGTCGGACGACAGCTTCCACTTCCGATTTCATGGGCAGAAAATCAAACCGCACAATCCGAGGAAAACGGTCAATCAGACTGCTATTCATCTCACGGGTGCCAGCATACCGGCCCGACTGATCTCCACTGCCTAGGGTATTGTCTGCAGCAAAGACAAGCACGCCCGGGGCACGCCTCCAAACGTGACCACCGATTGAAACCGCAGCGCCGGGCTCCAGCAGGCCATTCAGGGGCGCCAGATTGCCCGGATCAGCGTTAGTCACTTCATCCAGCAGGATGACCGTGCTAGGGCTTGTGTAAGCCTTCAAAAAGGCTTGCGGCTCGAAGGCGGTAGACCCGGCTTGAAGGCCAGTCGCGCCGAGATAGTCCTCCTGGGCGGAATACTTGTGAAAGTTAATCCGTGTAAATCCACGGCCCGTGCGTGCAGCAAATTGTCGGGCAGTCTCAGACTTACCTGTGCCCTTATCTCCACCAAACCAAACATTTTCGCCCGTCGATTGCGACAGCAGCAGGTGCCGCAGAATGGGTTTAGACCAAATAAAGGTCGGGTCAACCGCAGGGGCGCCGGGATGGTCCCAAATATCAACCATTACCGGACTGCCCTTTGCGTCATTAACATTCACTCCGAAAACCTGTTTTGCGGTTTTCCGATCAACAATGCTAGCTGACGTCATCGCGCCGATGGTCGATTCTGCGCCGGCATCAGTCACAGCCTGGGCAAACGGTTTAAACGCAGCAGCGACAGCCTGGGAGACCTCCGTAGCGACTGCAGCAGGGTCAATGACAGGCGCGGGACGGGCCTGCAACTGGGCCACCGCATCAGCGATAGCGCGGCGCAATTCGGTCTCGGTTTTTTGCATGTCGGCGCGGGCCTGCTGCACCATGTCGCCCGCCTGCGTTGCTGCGCGTTGAGCCTCTGAACGGGCAGTAGCGGCGGCCAGCTTTGCGCTGTCAGCGCGGGAATCGATGCCCGACAGATCACCCGTGAGCTTAGCAACAGCCACCACCACTGCCTGGAGTTGATTGTCCACCGCAGTAATGGCCGACATCGCTTTCTGCCCCCAGTCATTGACAACCGGGACAAACACCGGATCAGGTTTAGCAGGTTTTGCGGGTGGCAGTGCTGCCATCGCGGTGCTGGGTTTATACGCCAGGATTGGCGCCGGCTGCGCTGACGCGACAAGCCCCTCAAACGCCTGGACATGCCCGCAAACAACGATCCATTCTGCGGCGGTCATTTTGTCGTCTGCCCCGGTGTAGCCCAGTGCGCGGGCGGCAGCCAGCACAGTGCTAGCAGGGTGCTTGAGAATCGAAACAATAGCGCGGCTCATTCTGCAGCCTCCAATTTAAACCCTTCACCACAAGTGCCGCAAATGGGCAGGCCTTTGCTAACCCATTTCTGCGTGAGTCGCACGGTGTAACCGCACGAGGGGCAGCAGGCCTTCAGCATGCGGGTGACCTGAGTGGCTTTGGTGGGCAGTGCCAGGGCAGCATGGGGATAGTCGCCCAGGTCCGCCAGCAGGCCGGCATAGTCATCAGGATTGGACCCGACAGCCGACAGCACCTGGGCATGCTTACGCCCATCAGCGGCCACTGACAATTGTGTCAGCAGCACCGCCAGCACATCCGCAGCGCCGGCCAGTACCGGGCTGATCATCACTTCCGTGGCGCCGTCCGCAGAGTCTGCTGCGGACCACGTTTCACCCAACGTGCCACTGCGTCGGGCAGTGCTAGGGAACCCGCAGGTAACCCGCACAGTGGTGGGCAAAGAGTATCCAGCAGCCTGGAATAGTGGGCGCAGTTCTTCCACCGCCTGCATTAACCATTGCTCTCTGTTCATTTTCACTCCATGCCCATCATGGGCTGTTAAACCAGCCCCGATGCTATCGATTGCTGCGCGCACTGTAAACACGATAGCCTAGGTGCTTACCCTAAGTGATGGTCGTTCTCGCGTCAGACCGACAAGCATCAATCAATCTACCCAACGTGCGCCCGTGCGCGCCCGCGTAGCAACCACCGTGCCAGAAAAGACCAAAAAGGCATGACTAGGGTAAACACCTAGACTGGACTGGCCTGTAAAGCACAAGCACTGTCTAAACATACATGCCCCTAGAACGCATTAAAACGGCCCAGGCTGCGTTTAATGGTCAGATAGCTACCGTGCTATCAACCGTGGTCCGTTCGTCGATCCTAGGCGTTTTGTCTCTTTTATACAACGAAGTTATCCACAGGGTTATACATAAGTTATCCACAGGTTTATCCACACAGGTCTTATAGAAGACTGCGGTCAGGTCTTATAGAAGACTAGTCTTGTGTCTTATATAAGAGTGGGAATAGGTCTTATAGAAGACTCGGGTTTACCCTGGGTTTACAGGCAGACTCCGGGTGCTTACGTCTTGTGGATAAGATGTGGATAGAGTATGTGGACAAGCTGTGGACAAGGGTTTACACTGCGTACAAAGCACTATCCTGATAAGGGTATGGTCGTTCGCATAAACGAGGTTTCAAAAATGAGCAAAGCACCGATTAGAGATTATTTGGCAGAGTTAGACCGTCAAGACGCTGAGGATGATTTAAATCTAGAAAACGCGGAAAAGTCTGAAGTGGAACAGTTAGCTAGTCTCGCACCAGGACCAAAACCTAGATCAGACGGAACACTAAGGGGGTTACCCAAACAACGCCCACTGACCATCGCACAGCAGGCGTTTATTAACAACATCATTTCAGGGATGACAATGAAGGATGCCTATAAGGCTGCTTATCCAAACGACACTAGCTCAGATCAAATAATCGCATCGTCTGCGTACAAATTAAGTCGGCACCCGAGGGTGTCCCAAATGTTAAATGATGCGTGGGGACAGACAGTAGAGGCGTTGTCGGATGACTTGGCGGCGGCACGAAGGTATGTGCTGAGGGAGTTGGTTGCGCATAGTCGGAACGATAAACAGGAAGGATCACGTTTAAAGGCCCTTGAATTACTCGGCAAAGCATCAGGCGTATTTACACAATCCACATCCGAAACAGCACCAGTCGTGACAGCCGATCAATTGAAGAAGGAACTGTCTGGGCATTTACGTCTGCTGGATAACACGAAGAAGAAGGCGTAGTGTGTAAATGTGGGGAGAGGGTTTGGGTGAATATGTGGATATGGTTTGACCCACCCACCGGGGTATACCCCTTTGTGGTTAGCAGTGACCCGTCCAACAGTAACGCTCTAATCCACTCAAACTAATACTTACCCAAATTAATCCACTAATTTCCACTTGCCTCATTACAATATCTTATATTTAACACCCCCCCCATCACTTTCTTAATCTATACCCCCCGGTATATATATTTTTGTAAAAAAATAAGTGCGTACACTTGTATTTACAATGTAATCATGGCTAAAAAATTGACTAGACGATGGCAGTCTGTATTGGACTTTATTAAAGCTTATAACAAGCTACATGGTATTAGTCCATCGTATGAGGCTTTAGCAAAAGGTTTTAAGATGAAATCAAGGTCTAATATGCACAGGATTGTTATGAGGCTTGTTGAGTCTGGTCATTTGGAATATACAAAACGTAAGTTTTATTCTGTAAAAGTTGTGGAGAAAGACCTGTGAGTCTTTTGACAAAACAAGAGATTGCTAGTTATTTAGCAATTGTTGATCAAGTTCCTGAAGCAGAGAGAAATAAGATATTTGCTTTAATGGAGCTTGACCGTGTAGAACGGTGTAAAGAGTCTTTTTTGTTCTTTACTCAACAGATGTGGCCGGTGTTTATTTCAGGTAAACACCATAAGATCATGGCTGATGCTTTTGAGAGAGTTGCTTCTGGAGAATTGAAGCGGTTAATTATTAACATGCCGCCTAGGCATACTAAGTCTGAGTTTGCTTCTTTTTTACTTCCTTCATGGTTTTTAGGTAAGTTCCCGGAGAAGAAGATTATTCAAACAGCACACACTGCGGAGTTGGCTGTAGGCTTTGGACGTAAAGTTAGAAATCTAGTTTCTTCTGAACAATATAGTAAAGTTTTTGATACAAAGCTATCTAGTGATTCAAAAGCTGCAGGACGATGGAATACCAATAAAGGTGGTGATTATTTTGCTATTGGTGTAGGTGGTGCTGTAACAGGTAAGGGTGCTGATCTTTTAATTATTGACGACCCTCATAGTGAACAGGAAGCAAAGCAAAACAATCCTGCAATCTTTGATAATGTGTATGAGTGGTACACATCAGGCCCCCGTCAGCGTTTACAGCCTGGAGGGGCCATTGTTGTTGTTATGACTCGATGGAGTACCAGAGATTTAACAGGAAAGATTCTTAAAGGCTCAGAGAAGGATGGTGTAAATGAGTGGGAAGTTATTGAGTTCCCTGCAATCCTTCCTTCTGGTACTCCGTTATGGCCTGCGTTTTGGAGTAAAGAAGAGCTAGAAGCCCTCAAGGCTGAACTACCTGTATCCAAATGGGAAGCGCAGTACCAACAAAATCCAACCTCAGAAGAGGGTGCGATCATCAAGAGGGATCAATGGCAGATTTGGAAAAAAGAAGACCCACCCTCTTGTGATTATCTTATTCAGTCTTGGGACACAGCATTTGAAAAATCAAACAGGGCTGACTACTCTGCTTGTACAACTTGGGGTGTTTTTTACCATCCTGACAAGTATGGTAATTTAAAACCAAATATCATCTTGCTAAATGCTTTTAAGAAACGAATGGAGTTTCCTGAGCTTAAGAAGGCTGCGTTTGATATGTGGAAGGAATGGGAGCCTGATACCTTAATTATTGAAAAGAAGGCTGCAGGTGCCCCTTTGATTTATGAATTAAGGAAGATTGGTATTCCATTGTCTGAGTACACCCCAGGCAAAGGACATGACAAGATTGCGCGTGTAAATGCTATTTCTGATCTTTTCGCTTCAGGTGTTGTTTGGTGCCCTGAGACTAGATGGGCAGATGAAGTGATGGAAGAACTTGCAGCTTTTCCCAATGGTGATAACGATGACCTTGTGGACTCTTCTAGTCAAGCATTGATTAGGTTTAGACAAGGTGGATTTATCACAATTGACACAGATGAAGCAGAGTATGATTTGCCTCGTCGCAGGGTTGAATACTATTAAAATGTAAAGCTATACTCTACAATCTTCTAAAGGATGCAACGTGCCTACTAATTTTGATAAAGCAGCCCTACCGTTTACAATGGATGATGATGTAAACAGTGATCCAGGCATTGAGATTGAGATTGAAGACCCGGAATCGGTCAGTATTGGCATTGGTGGCCTAGAAGTGACCATCATTCCTGATGAAGAAGATGATTTTAATGAAAATCTGGCCGAAGTCATTGATGAAAACCATCTTGCTTCTATTGCAAATGAGCTAATTGACCTTGTTGAAGCAGACATCAACAGCCGAAAAGACTGGGTAGATGCTTTTGTAAAGGGCTTAGAAGTCCTTGGCATGAAGTATGAGGAGCGCACTGAGCCTTGGAACGGGGCTTGTGGCGTCTATTCCACGCTTTTGACCGAAGCAGCTATTCGGTTTCAAGCTGAAATGATTACTGAGACGTTCCCGGCACAAGGACCAGTCAAAACGCAGATTGTTGGGGCTATAGACAAGCTAAAAGAAGAAGCTGCAGAGCGGGTTCGTGATGACATGAACTATCAACTCACCGAAGTAATGGTTGAGTACCGCCCTGAGCATGAGCGGATGCTGTACAGCTTAGGTTTGTCAGGCGCTGCGTTTAAAAAGGTCTACTCAGACCCAGCAATTGGCCGGCAAATTGCAATTTTCCTGCCCGCAGAAGACATTGTGATGCCCTATGGGGCAAGCAACATCTACAGCGCAGAACGTGTAACGCATGTAATGCGTAAAACAGAGAATGAAGTCCGCAAACTACAAGTTGCAGGCTTCTACCGGGATGTTGATCTTGGTGATCCTGTTCGCATTTTTACAGATGTTGAGAAAAAGAAGGCAGAAGAGCAGGGTTATTCTGTAACTGATGATGATCGTTATCAGTTCCTTGAAATCCATGCAGACTATGACCTCCCAGGCTTTGAGGATGAAGATGGTATTGCGCTACCCTATGTAATCACCATTGAGCGCGGGACTCAAACTGTCCTTGCAATTCGTCGTAACTGGAATGAAGACGACAAAAAGCGTTTAAAGAGGCAGCATTTTGTACAATACACTTACATCCCTGGCTTTGGCTCTTATGGTCTGGGCCTTATTCATCTCATTGGTGGGTATGCTCGTGCTGGGACTTCTCTTATTCGTCAGTTGGTGGACGCAGGATCGTTAAGCAACCTACCCGGTGGTTTAAAGGCCCGTGGACTGCGCATTAAAGGGGATGACACCCCAATTGCCCCTGGCGAATTCCGTGATGTTGACATTCCAAGCGGGACCGTCCGCGACAACATCATGCCGCTTCCTTATAAGGAGCCATCACAAACTCTGCTTGCGCTTTTAAATCAAATCACTGAAGAAGGTCGCCGGCTTGGCGCCATCAGTGACATGAATATTAGCGACTTGAGTTCTAACGCTCCAGTTGGGACCACGCTGGCCCTGCTTGAGCGGACGCTTAAAACAATGTCTGCGGTTCAGGCGCGTGTCCATGCGTCTATGCGGATTGAGTTTAAGCTTCTAAAAGAAATCATTCGTGACTTCACCCCGACAAGCTATAGCTATGACCCGCAAGGCGCAACCCGTCAAGTCAAACAGTCTGACTATGACCTAACCGATGTCATTCCAGTCAGCGATCCCAATGCAGCCACAATGGCTCAACGGATCATGCAGTACCAAGCTGCAATCCAGCTTGCACAAGGCGCTCCACAAATCTATGACCTGCCGCAGCTTCATCGTCAGATGCTAGAAGTTCTAGGTATCAAAAACGCAGAAAAGCTGGTCCCGGTCGAGGATGATCAAACACCAAAAGACCCGGTTAGTGAAAACATGGCATTCATTGTTGGTAAACCTACCAAAGCGTTTATTTATCAAGACCACGATGCCCACATTGCATCTCACATGTCTTTGCTGCAAGACCCATCAGTTATGCAAATGATTGGTCAAAGCCCAATGGCTCAACAGATGCAAGCTGCAATCATGGCGCACATTGCAGAGCATTTGTCGTTTAACTACCGTGCAAATATTGAAAAACAACTAGGCGCACCGTTAACACCACCAAACGCAGAGCTTGATGAAGACACCGAAGTGCAGCTTTCTCGTCTAGTTGCTCAAGCATCGCAACAACTAGCGCAGATCAACCAACAGAAGGCCATGAGGCAGGCCCAGGCTCAACAAGCTCAACAAGCCCAGCAAGACCCACGCATCCAAATGCAGCAAGCAGAGCTTCAAATCCAACAACAGGATTTACAGCGCAAGCAACAAAAGGACGTAGCAGACAACCAAATCGCTCAACAGCGTTTACAGCTTGATGCGCAGCGAGTCCAACTAGACGCAGCGAAGGCAGCTAAACAAGCTCAAACAAACACCCAATCAGAAGTTATGCGAACTGTTGCTAAACAACAACAGCATAATCAAAAAATCCAAGCTGATTTAATTAAAAGCTTAACAAGTAAGCCGGGAGGTAAATAATGGACAAGTATTTAGAATACCTAAATAAAAGCCTTGCTGATCGTCAAAAGCAAATTGCAGATGCCCTTGCGAATGGGGCAGCAAAATCTTATGAAGATTACAAGCAGTTAGTAGGGGAAATCCGGGGTCTTTCCTTTGCTCAACTTTCCTTAAGTGACCTTGTGCGTAAAATGGAAGAAAACGATGAGTGATATTTTGCTAGCTTCTAACCTATTTGATATTCCCACGACCTTGCCAAAGGTTACTATGGATAAGGCAAAGCAACTGCCTGAGCCATCTACTTACCACCTTCTCTGTATGATCCCAGAGACAGATGAAAAATATGATAGTGGGATTGTTAAATCTGGTCAGACGATGCACTTTGAGGAGGTTTTATCTCCAGTATTGTTTGTTGTAAAAATGGGGCCAGACTGTTATGCCGACAAGACTCGATTCCCTAGCGGGCCGTCTTGCAAAGTTGGAGATTTTGTTTTGGTGCGGCCAAACTCTGGAACGCGGGTAAAAATTCATGGCCGGGAATGCCGCATCATTAACGATGACAGCGTTGAGGCAGTAGTGGAAGACCCCCGCGGTATTAGCCGTGCATAAGGAGTAAACATGGATAAAACACAACCTAGCGCAGGTAAAAACGATCAAGGGCATGAAAGTTATAGCTTCCCCGACGAGAATATCGTTGTTAAGCCCGACGACGAAAAGATTGAGATTGAAGTTCAGGACGACACCCCTGAAGAAGATCGTAATCGCAAGCCGATGAAGGAAGCTCCGGCTGATGTAACCGAAGAAGAGCTTGATCAATATAGCGACAGTGTTAAGAAGCGGATTCAACACTTCACCAAGGGTTACCACGAAGAGCGCCGGTCCAAAGAAGCTGCTTTACGTGAGCGTGAAGAAGCAATTGCTCTCGCACAAAGCCTTGTTGAAGAAAATAAACGTCTTCAAGGCTCACTAGGTCAAGGGCAAGCTGCTTTAATTGACCAAGCTAAGAAGGTTGTCTCGTCTGAAATTGAAGATGCAAAGCGCCGATATAAAGCTGCTTATGAATCTGGAGACGCAGATGCTTTGCTTGAGGCTCAAGAAGAACTTACTAGCGCCAAGATTAAACTTGACCGTGTAAATAATTTTAAGCCGGCCCCTTTACAAGAAACTAAACCTGTAGTACAAACGCAGCAATCACCAGTCGTTGATACCAGGGCAAGAGCGTGGCAGGATGAAAATCCTTGGTTTGGCTCAGACGACGAAATGACCGCCGTAGCATTAACTGTTCACAAAAAGCTTGTTGAAAGCAAGATTGACCCAACTAGTGATGAGTATTACGAGAAGATTAACTCTCGTGTACGCCAGCTTTTTCCAGATGCGTTCACCTCGGAAAAGCAGGAATCGGAAAAACCGAAGAAACCAACAGTTGTGGCATCCGCTACTCGCAGTACAGCACCGCGCAAAATCGTGCTGACTCAATCACAAGTAAATATCGCCAAGCGGCTTGGGGTTCCTCTGGAAGCCTATGCCAAACAAGTGGCTGCTGATTTTAGGAAGAATAATGGCTGATACCCGCACCCCCCGTGAACTTGAAACCCGAGCAAAAACAGAGCGTCCTACTAAGTGGATGCCACCTGAATTGCTTCCCTCTCCTAACCCGGAACCAGGGTATTCATTCCGCTGGGTACGTACCAGCACATTGGGCACCGCAGACCCAATGAACGTATCTTCCAAACTTCGTGAAGGCTGGGAGCCAGTCAAGGCTTCTGATCACCCTGAGATTCACCTGACAGGAAGCGGCAATGCCCGTTATCCAGACAGTGTTGAAATTGGCGGGCTAATGCTATGCAAGACACCTACGGAGTTCACTGAACAACGCGATGCTTATTTTAATGCGCAAGCGGAAAATCAGATGAATTCTATTGACAACAATTTCATGCGCGAAAACGATCCTCGTATGCCGCTATTTAAAGAGCGCAGCAGCAAGGTGACTTTTGGCAAAGGTTCTTAACTTAAATTGGAGTGATAAATGGCTTACCCCACTATCGACGCCCCGTATGGCCTAAAGCCGGTCAATCTGATCGGCGGTCAGGTATTCGCGGGTTCTACGCGGATGTACAATATTCCCTACGGCTACTCTACTAACATTTTCTATGGAGATTATGTTGGTTTGACCCGTGGTGAAATTGCGCGTTTATCTGTGACAACCGGCACTGCTGGTAACCAGTCAGGTATTTTCCTGGGCTGCTCGTTCACTGACCCAGTGACAAAGCAGAAGCGCTTTTCGCAGTATTGGCCTGCCTCCACCCTGGCGGGCGATGCACTCGCTATTGTCTCTGATGACCCTGACACTGTGTTTAAGGCCGTTGTTTGCTCTGCCACTACGGTTGTTGCATCAGGTGCCCGCGCCATGATTGGTCAGAATCTGGCTTGTATCAACAACACTGGTAGCGTTAATACTGGTAACTCAGCTAATGCCTTGCTGGCACCAAGCGATACCCCTGCAACCACTAGCTCACTGCCGGTGCGTGTGTTGGGTGTGGTTAATGATACGGCTGTGAGTCTGGGGACTGCTACATATACTAGCATTTCTACAGCTACGGTGACTTGCTCTGCGCTACCGTTTGCTCTGCCAGTCGGTACTGATGTTGGCTCTATCGCTGCAAATGGTCAGTTTATTTCATCGGGCTCGTTTGTGGATACGGCCGCTTCTGCTGGTGCGACTTCGTTTATCCTAAATCAAGCTCCTAATGCAACGTTTTCTGGCACTCTGGTTTTCACCCAGTACCCTGAATTACTTGTAAAGATTAACTTTGGTCAGCACCAGTATTACGCTGGTACTTCCATCGCATAAGGAGTTAAATCATGGCTATTTCACGCGCACAACTACTGAAGGAACTCCTGCCGGGTCTTAACGCCCTGTTTGGTTTGGAGTACGCCCGTTACGGCGAAGAACACAAGGAAATCTACGATACCGAGACTTCCGAGCGTTCGTTTGAAGAAGAAACCAAGCTGTCAGGTTTCTCTGCCGCCCCGGTGAAGAATGAAGGTCAAGCGATTCAGTACGACAACGGCCAAGAAGCTTGGACCGCTCGCTACAATCACGAAACCATTGCTCTTGGCTTCTCCATCACCGAAGAGGCAATGGAAGATAACCTGTACGACTCACTGTCGGCTCGTTATACCAAGGCTCTGGCCCGTGGTATGGCTTACACCAAACAGGTTAAGGCTGCTTCCATTCTAAACAATGGCTTTAGCAATGCTGTGACCTACGGCGACGGTGTTTCACTGTTCTCAACCGCTCACCCGCTGGTTTCTGGTGGCACCAACAGCAATCGTCCTGCGACTGCTGCTGACCTGAATGAAACCTCGCTGGAATCGGCTGTTATTCAGATTGCAGCTTGGACCGATGAGCGCAGCCTGCTGATCGCTGCAAAGCCAAAGAAGCTGATTGTCCCCCCGAGCCTGATGTTCGTTGCCACCCGTCTGCTTGAGACGTCACTGCGTGTCGGCACCACCGACAACGACATCAACGCCATCAAGAACAATGGCAGCATCCCGGAAGGCTACACCGTTAACCACTTCCTGACCGACCCCAACGGCTGGTATCTAACCACCGATGTACCTAACGGTCTGAAGCACTTCATCCGCGTGCCGCTGTCAACTTCAAGCGATGGTGACTTCGATACTGGCAATATTCGCTATAAGGCGCGAGAGCGGTATTCGTTTGGAGTGTCGGATCCGCTGGGTATCTTCGGTTCGCCTGGAAGCAGTTGACACCAAGGGGACTAGTAACTACAACACAAAGCCCTCTTCGGAGGGCTTTTTTGTTGCTTGACAATACTTGTACTTAGGTGTTAATCTGGGCATACCAAGCTATTTAGCCTACTGACTGTTTCTTGGTCAGACCTCCCCTCAAGGACAGTAGGTGCAATCTGAGGAAATATCATGGGTGTTGCTTCTCGTCTAGGCCCCTGGCTGCTGGGTACTGTTCTTAACACTACCGGCACCACCGCTGGCACCATTCGCAATATGGGTCCGACTGTTTCTATGCAGTCTAAAGATGTTCTGTATACAGACATTACTGCTGGCACCGTTGCGTTTACGATCCCTGCCGGGTCACAAATTCTCCAAGCATTCTTTAATACTACCGTTGCTTACGCTACTACAACGCCTACTTATGCGTTGTTTGTTAATGGTAGTGCAATTAACACGGCTGCTAACGGTAGCGTGTTTACAAATACGGGCGTGGTAAATCTACCAGTTGGCAATAACAGTGCTGCTGGCGCTGTGCTGTGTAATAACGTTGGTACTACTGACGCAATCATTACCTTCACCCAGGCAAACGTTACTGCTACTTCTGGCGCGGGCACTTTGACTCTGATTTATGTAGTTCGTAATGCTGACGGCACCTACGGCGCTGCTTCGTAATAGGTGAAATCATGGGAAAAGCGACTAATTTTAGCCCGACATTCCCCATGTTCCCCGGTGGGGCCGTAGCTGTTACTCCTAGCGACACGGTTATGTTCCCATCACCTTCGGTGATTTATGTAGGCACTGCGGGCAATGTGCGGGTAACTACTGCGCAAGGGGATGATGTGGTGTTTTCTAACGTCCCTGCTGGGGGCGTTATCCCTGTGCAGGTAGATCAAGTGTGGTCTACCAATACCACAGCAGCCAACATCGTGCGGGTGTACTAATGTCCCTTGGTATTGCGTTTGCGTTCCCTGCGTATGATAACCCCCCTAACGTGGGGCCGTTTACGCAGTCTGGGCCTACTTTAGATTTAATCTTTACAGGAGTGCCTACAGTAGACAGCACTTTTGTAGGGCAGTCTTTAGACCTTAATTTCTTATCGCAGCAATACCAACTTCCTGCCCAGTATTCTGTATGGGACAACACCACAGGCGCGCTGACAGCTAAGACATTTAGCGACATTATTACCTTCACGCGGGCTAGTGCGGGAACGTTTGTAGGTAGTAATGGGCTAATACAAACCGCAACAACTAACACTCCACGGTTTGACTACAACCCAACAACGCTAGTTGCCAATGGCTTTTTGGTTGAAGAAGCGCGCACTAATTTAGTTCTTTGTTCAGAGCAAATTGATAACGCCGCTTGGAGTGTACAAAGAGTTACAGTAACCGCTAACGTATCTACTGCCCCGGATGGCACGACTTCCGCAGACCTTACCACTGGTACTGGCGCGAGTGGTGGAGCTATGGGCATGTTTCAAGCAGTTTCGGCGGCAGCGTCAACCGCTTATGTAATCAGTGGCTTTTTTAAAGCCGGAACTAGCACCTGGGTTATTCTTGCAGGGTTTGATGGTTCTACTACTCCTAGAACATGGTTCAATTTAATTAGCGGGACTATTGGCAGTGTAGAAACAGGAATGTCAAACGCTACCATTCAGAACTATGGTAACGGGTGGTATCGCTGTTCTGTAGTGCGTACTACCGGTGCGTCTGCAACTAGCCTCCGCTGGCAGATGAACCACTCTACAGCAAACGAGACTACCGCAACTTCTGCAACACTTACATTAACAATGTGGGGTGCGCAAATAGAAAGAGGCGCATTTGTTACTAGCTACATTCCCACCATCCCTACTTTTGTCAGCAGAGCTAGTACGGCTACTTACGTAGACTCAAGCGGGCTTATTGCAACTGCGGCTATCAACGTGGCTAGATACCAATATAACCCAGAAAATTTAACTGCGGCTCCATTTTTGCTATTAGAAGCGGCGGCAACCAATCGCCTTCTTTACACAGAGCAGTTTGATAATGCTGTATGGACTAAAAGCACAGTAGCAGTAACTGTATCGGCAAATACAACAGTCGCACCTGATGGAACTACAACTGCTGATACCGTAACAGCAAATCAAGATACAGGTGTGTTTCAAAGTATTGTAGCAGTTATTAGTACAACATATTCTCAATCAATTTTTGTCAAAGCAGGTACAGCAACATCTATGATGTTTCGGGACGACACTGGGGCTGGCCGACATATAGTATTTAACCCTTCTACAGGTGTGATTACAGCCACATCAGGCACTCTTCTTAACTCAGGGTCACAGGCTTTTGGTAATGGCTGGTGGCGCTATTGGTTTACATACGTTGCCGACACCACATCAGTTCGCGGGTTTATTCGCGCAAATAGCTCTGGCTCAGCGCAGACTTTTATTGTCTGGGGTGCTCAAACAGAAACCAGCACTGGCGCTCTCCCTACCAGCTATATTCCCAATGTCAGTACAGTAGGTGGTGCCCCTCGTTCAGCAGATGTTTCCACTAACGCATCAGTCACCCGCGAAGCAGACCTAGTAGCTATTAACACTTTAAGCCCCTGGTTCAATAGTTCTCAAGGCACGTTGTTTGCGCAGTTTGAAGCGTCACCAAACACTTACACTGCTTATGTGGATATTTCTAATGGTGTAACCGCGCAAAATTCAATTTATATTGATAATGATAGTGGTTTAATGCGCTCTGTGTATTACTCTGGGTCAGCCCCGGTGGCTATCCTCTCGTTAGGCGCCATTGGCACTGTTGGCACGGTAAATAAAGTAGCTACATCTTACGCAGTAGACAACTTTAGAGCCAATAGAAATGGTGGGACTATTGTTGCTGGCACGGCTGGTGCGTTGCCTGTAGGACTCACGCAGATGAATATTGGCACAGACCCAAGTGGCACTGCAGTAAATGTTATTAACGGCCACATTCAGCGCATTACCTACTACCCACGTAGTATGGCTAACTATGAACTCCAAGCCCTAACGGTGTAAACATGGCATTAGTTAATACAACTTTTAGTAACCTAATCACGTTTACACGGGCTAGTTATGCAGCAACCTATGTAGATAGTAATGGGTATGTTACATTTTTACTTGAATATGATGTACCTCGTTTTAGCTACGATCCAATAACACTAGCCCCTCTGGGATTTTTAGTAGAAGAACAGCGTTCTAATCAAATTATGTACGCTCTTGATACTGGTTATTGGTATCCTACAAACTGTACTATAGATTATTATGAGGGTGTTGATCCCGCTGGGTCTATTTACTCCTTTGGCATGGCTCCCACTGGTGGCGCAGGTACAATACCTCAAGCGTTTTATGTAATAGATAAAACTGCCACTGCTATTACATATACAGTAAGTCTTTGGGTTAAAGGCGGTGTATCATCATTCACTTTGACTTTAGATGACGGCACGACAACCAATCGCGGGAGAGCAATTTTCAATCTTATTACTGGTACGTTAACAAGTGCTGTTAACGATGGTAATTTTACGGGTACGTCTGCCACCATATCCGCATATAAAAATTCTTGGTATAGAATTACGCTTACAACAACTACTAACACGACTCTATTTGCTCGTTTTCGTTTTTTCTACACTGCAACTGCGCTTAATACTCCTATAGTCTATCTAGCTTTTCCGCAGCTTGAAGAGGGCGCATTTGCTACTAGCTATATCGATACTATTGCTTCTGGTTCACCGACTACCCGCGCAGCGGACGTAGCATCGATCAATACCCTTAGCCCTTGGTATAACGCAACTGAAGGCACGGTATACGCACAAGTGCAGCTAATTGGGTTGTCTGCTACCCAAAATCAAAACACAGCTTTACTCAGTGATGGTACTAACACTAATAGAATTGGTTCTTACCGCGCAAGCACTGGTGTGACTACTGCGGTAGTATTTGGCACCACAATTACAGGTGGTTCTTGGGTAACTACAAATACCAGAAAACTAGCGCTTGGCAGTAAGTCAAGTGATTCTGTCCTTGTTGACAATGGTGCTGTAGCTGGTACAAGTAGTGGCACGACCGCGCAAACGGTAACTAATTTCCGTCTAGGTTCCAACGCTGCGGCAGATGATGGATTTTTAAATGGTTACCTACAGCGTGTCATTTACTACCCCAAGCGTCTAACCAATTCTGAACTCCAAGCTCTAACCTCTTAATATGTACTACGATCTAAACCTCAAGTTTAAAGACGAAGCAGAGGCTAATGCGGTGTTGTTTACCGAACGGTCTGAAGACGGTGAAACCTACAAGGTGCCTAAGTACGCTGCCATTGATATTATTGGCGCTATTTATAAGCCCACTGGTAAAATGGTTGAGTCTGAAGACGGCAGTTGGCCCGCAATGGCCCCTATCGAAGGTTGGCATGTAAATGTACGGCACACCGCAGAAATGCCGGAGCTACAGGCTTGGGTAGTCACCCCTAAAACTCCTAGTCGTCGTTGGGCTTAATCATGGCTAAATCTCCAGCATGGCAACGTAAAGAAGGCAAGGCTGAAGTTTTTCATGGATGTGTTAAGATGGCTACATGCAACGCTTCAACTCTTACATTGTCCGCGCAACGGGGGATACTTCTCCAGCTTTTTGTGCCAAATGCGGACAAGACAAGCCGCCATCGGCATACTATGCTCACAGCAAGCGCCAGGACGGAGCAACAAGGTATCGTCCGTATTGCAAAGAGTGCCGCGTTAAAGGGGGCAGAAAGAATTGGGCAAGGCCCGCTTATGCCGCTATCCTTTCAGCAAACGCACAAACTTGCAAAATTTGCAATGTTGACAAGCCGCTTAAAGAGTTTTATGCAAATGGCTGTTTTACAGATGGTACAAAAAAATACCGTAGCCGATGCAAAAGTTGCGTACTTACAAGGGCAAAACAAGAGCACCCAAAAACTTACGCATCAAAAGCGCAAAGGCGGTCGTCAAGTCCAAAAAACTTTATCTCCGGAATCCTTAATCACGCCGCAAAACGCAAACAACATCTTGGGTTTGATATCGATCTTGTCTACCTTCTTCAAATTTACGCAAAACAGCAAGGCTTCTGTGCTTTGTCTGGAGTTGAAATGACGTACATTGCGGGGTCTGGGCGTGTCAACACCAACATAAGCATTGACCGGATTGATAGTTCTGTAGGCTATGTACGCGGTAACGTGCAATTTGTATGCGATGTTGTTAACCGCATGAAGCAAGAGTTGCTTCAAAAAGAGCTTTTGATGTGGTGCAAACGCATTCTTGGGGCAACGGTATGAAGAAACACAAAACCCCTGCTTGGTCTAGGGTTGAAGGCCAAAGCGAGACGGGCGGTTTGAACGCCAAAGGACGCGCTTCTTACAACAAGGCTAATCCTGGCAAACCTGGACTCAAAGCACCGCAGCCTGAAGGTGGCCCACGTAGGGACTCATTCTGTGCCCGGATGGAAGGTTTAAAAAAGAAACTTACTAGCGCAAAGACGGCCAAAGACCCCAACAGTCGCGTTAATAAATCTCTCAAAGCTTGGCGGTGTTAAAATGAGTAACGAAGCCACCAAATACACTGTAGATGCTCTGTCTGTTTTAACAGTAGCGGGCACCCTTATGGATATGCTCCCTGCCATCGCTGCGCTATTTACTATTGTTTGGACTGGTATTCGTATCTACGAAACCCCAACGGTGCAGAAATTAATCCACGGTAAACCTTTGGAGAATAAAAGTGCCGAGTAGCACAAAGAAGCAGCATAATTTCATGCTGGCAGTATCTCATTCACCTGCTTTTGCCAAAAAGGTGGGTATCCCCCAGAGCGTTGGCTCTGATTTTGAAAAGGCCGACAAGGGCCGTAAATTCGCAAAAGGCGGTGAAACTATGGCTACTAAGAAAATGATGGCTGAAGGCGGCATGATGGATAAAGCCCAAGATAAAGCTATGATCAAGAAAGCTTTTAAGCAGCATGATGCCCAAGAGCATAAAGGCGGCAAGGGTACTTCGCTAGAACTAAAGCGTGGTGGCATGGCTAAAAAGATGGCTACAGGCGGTTTTACACGTGTTGCTGACGGTATTGCTCAGAAGGGCAAGACCAAGGCTATGCAGGTTAAAATGACCCGTGGCGGTAAATGCTGAGAGGTTGATATGCCAAGACCTGTAAATGACCTGACACCTGATGCGCCGGACAGCGAACGCCCTGGAACGCAGCGTCTCCCAAGGATGGGATCAGCCATTAAGGTTACCCCAATGCCTAAAGACACTCCAATGCCTAACCGAGGCAAGGGAGCAAAAGCTGTCCCGGCAGAAGACTCATACGACGACATTTATACGGCAGAGAAGGGCATTCCTCCTATGCCGGATGAAGGTCCAACTAAGAACACCAGGAAGAACCCTCTTGTGCCGGATGAAATTCCAATCAAGAGCGTTAAGAAGTATGCTTCTGGCGGCATGATTGGTAATGTTTCACGCCGCGCTGATGGCTGCGCTCAACGTGGTAAAACCCGCTGTAAGGTGGTGTAAACATGAAAAAGCGTAAATTTGCCGAGGGCGGCATGTCTGACTACGCGCAAGCAATTGCCGAAGGTCGTGATGTTGTTGCTGATCCGGAAGACCCTTCTGGCAGTTATGCTAGGTCAATGCTAGGAGGAGCATCAAAGCCTAAGCAGCGCATTGTTAGCAAAAAAGAGTTAGAAGATTCTGGTCTTAGTCTGCGTGATTTTTTAAATAAAGAGCGTGGCTTAACTCGTCGCAAAACCAATAGTGATGCTGCTTATACGGATAACAGCAGTCGTTTCCCCAGTAGTTACGAAGAAGCTCCCGTTAGCCGCAGCGGTCCCCGGGTTGGACCAACTATCGAGCGCGCAGCTAAGATGGCAAGGGATAAAGCAGCCGAAGACGAAATGATGCGTCCTGGCCGGGATGCCATTGAAGGTGTTTATCCAGAGGCTGCGCTGCTTGGAGGCGGTCTTCGTGGGCTAATGGGGCGTAAAGGGGCCGCAGAGGCTGCTGGTTCTGCTGAACGGGGTTTGGTTACCAGTGATACCCCCCTAACATTTCTGGGCCGTAGTGGGGCTAAAAATATCACCCCGGCTGAACAGATTGGAATGCGGCAGGCTCCTCGTATCGAAGCTGGCGCAGCAAAGATTGAGCGAAGTGACCTGGGTAGGCTTGCCAAGGCTGAAGCAAAGCCTTTGGCTCCTCGTCAAATTGCCGGCAGCAAGGCTGAAGAGAAGAGCTTAACAGATGAGGTTCTTGATATTCTGCGTGGCAGTAATGCAAAAAATCGCCAAATGCCAAAGAAAGAAGATTTTGGCGGCGTTAAAAAACCTAACCGGACTCGTTTTAATGAAGATGAGACAGGAATGGAATTTAAACGTGGCGGCAAGGTAAAGAAATATGCTTCCGGCGGCTCTGTTAGTATGGCCTCTAAGCGAGCAGACGGCATTGCTCAAAAGGGCAAAACCAAAGGGAAGATTTGCTAATGTTAGCTAGCCGAGGCATGGGTGCCATCAACCCAGACAAAATGCCTTCACGCAAAAAGGTGAAGCGCAAGGACAACCCTAACGTTGTAGATGTCTACAAGGAGGGTGGCACTGTCAATGCTGCAGGCAACTATACCAAGCCTGAACTGCGTAAACGCATCGTAGCTCAAGTTAAAGCCGCAGCTACCCAAGCCACAGACGCAGGCGAATGGAGCGGGCGTAAAGCACAGTTAGTGGCTAAGAAGTACAAGGCTGCTGGTGGTTCTTACCGTGACTAGGCTATAACATGGCATTGCGAAAAGAGCAGCAAAGTTTAAAGGCTTGGGGTGACGCTGAATGGCGAACTAAGTCAGGCAAACCTTCTTCTAAAACTGGAGAACGCTACTTACCATCCGCAGCCATCAAAGCATTAACCCCAGCAGAATACGCAGCCACTACAACCGCAAAGCGCAAGGGTAAAGCTGAAGGCAAACAGTTTGTAGCACAACCTAAACGCATCGCTAAGAAAACAGCAGGTTACAGATAATGGCAACTTCAGGCACCACAGCATTTAACTTAGAACTCACTGAGTTAGTAGAGGAAGCCTTTGAGCGGTGTGGTGCAGAGTTACGCACAGGCTATGACCTGAAAACTGCACGAAGGTCTTTAAATCTTTTATTTGCAGCTTGGGCAAACCAAGGCATCAATCTTTGGACGGTAGAGCAAGGGTCAATTACTCTTGTCGCAGGCACGGCTACTTATGATCTCCCCGCAGATACCGTAGACCTACTTGAGCATGTAATTCGGACTGGTGCTGGTGTAGCATCTACGCAGGCTGATTTAAACATCACCCGCATTAGTGTTTCTACCTATGCAACTATTCCAAATAAATTAACCCAAGCTCGACCGATCCAAGTTTATATTAACCGCCAATCTCCTATCCCAAACATTACTGTATGGCCAATACCTGATGCAGGTACTACATACACCTTTGTTTACTGGCGTCTGCGTCGCATTCAGGATGCTGGATCAGGCGTTAATACGATGGATGTACCATTCCGGTTTTTACCTTGCATGGTAGCGGGATTAGCTTATTATTTGTCAATGAAGCTTCCAGGCGCTTTAGATCGCATGCAAGTTCTAAAAGCTCAATATGATGAAGCTTGGGAATTTGCCTCGACCGAAGACCGTGAGAAGGCAGCGGTAAGATTCGTCCCACGCCAACAATTTATCTCATAAATCATGGGCAATCGGTTTGCAAATGGCATAAAAGCCATATCGGAATGCGACCGATGTGGTTTTCGCTTTAAGCTTAAAGAGCTAAAAGGGCTGGTTATTAAGACCAAGAATGTTAATATTCTGGTCTGTAGACAGTGTTGGGAAATGGATCATCCTCAATTGCAGTTGGGTATGTATCCGATTGATGATCCCCAAGCTTTGCGTAACCCTAGACCTGATCGCAGCTACTTCACTTCAGGCCCGACCGCAAATGGTTCAATTGGCGAGGGAAGCCGAATTTTCCAGTGGGGATGGGCACCCGTAGGTGGTGGGTCAGCAAACTCACTAACCCCAAACAATTTAGTAGCAATCGGCGCAGTTGGCGCTGTAACGGCGGGAGAGTTTACTTACTCTCTGTATTTAAACTTTTTAACCCAACAATATATTGTTGAAAATTAAGGAAACATCATGGACAAAAAAGCTCCAATTGACAAATCTGTTAAAGCCCCCAAAGGTAAGCCGGGTGGTCCTACTACGGATGATCGTGCCAAATATGGTCGCAATCTTTCTCGCGCTAAGAATCAAGGAAACTAATCATGCCTAAATTCAGCAAGAAAATGATGGGTAAAGAAGTGGGTGATGCTGCTGTTTATGCTGAACCTCATACTGAAGTTAAAGGTGGTACTAGCATGATGGGTCGTAGTACTCCAGTGACCATCGGTCCTTTGCATGAACCCAAAACAACTGGCATCAAAATGCGCGGTGCAGGTGCAGCTACCAAAGGCACCATGAGTCGTGGCCCTATGGCCTAAATAGGAGTGGCGATGAACTACGCTGCATTACAAGTCGCTGTACAGGATTACACCGAAAACACGTTTTCATCGGTAGACTTCGCCACTATGACTCAACTAGCTGAACAGAAGATTTATAACTCTGTTCAGCTACCAATTATGCGCAAGACGCAATCACTATCCCTTACCGGGGGTAGCAACGTTTTAAATGCGCCGTCTGACTTTTTAAACGCATTCTCTCTCGCGGTTATTGATACCACAGGTGCCTATAACTACTTGGTAAATAAGGATGCCAACTTCATCTATGAAGCGTACCCAACACCGGCTACGACTGGCACTCCTAAATACTATGCTGTTAATGGTCCGCAAGCTGCAAATCAGCTTCTGACGGCGTTTATTCTTGGCCCTACACCAACCACAGCATTAGCATCAGGCGGCTCTGCAACACTCACTTATTCATATTATCCTGAGACTATTGTTACTGCAGGGTCTACTTGGCTAAGTACCAACTTTGACTCTGTGTTATTCAACGGGGTAATGGTAGAAGCTATCCGCTTTATGAAGGGTGAGCAAGATATGGTCGCTCTATACGCGGACCAATACAAACAGTCACTTACCCTGTTTAAGAATCTGGTTGATGGCAAGCTGCGTCAAGATGCTTACCGAAATGGTCAAGTGCGTACACAGGTGATCTAATGGCAATTATTCAAGGTCTATGTGGCGCGGGCAATGCTCTGTTTTTACGGGGCCTACCAACAACCGATGTATTAAAGATTGCTTTATACACCAGTCTAGCCAATCTAAGTAGTTCTACTACTGCGTATACATCAAGTGGTGAAATTGTTGGTTCTGGGTATGCTGCTGGTGGACTGACTTTAACTGGCAGAACTGCAGGATATTCTGGTAACACCGGATGGCTCACATTCGATGATGTTTACTGGCCGCTTGCTACTATCACAGCCCGTGGTGCATTGATCTACGATAGCACGCAAAGTAACACAGCAATTGCTGTACTTGATTTTGGCGCAGATAGGTCTGTGACCAATGCGACGTTTAAAGTTACTTTTCCTCCAGGCTCTGCCACAACTGCTGTAATCCGCTTTAGCTGAGACAAACTATGACCGCCACTTATACCCCCCTATTAGGTTTAACTCTGCCCGCTGACGGTGATACTGGCTGGGGCACGACTATAAACAATGGCACAACCAGCTTAATTGATTCAGCTATTGCGGGGTATACAGGTGTACCAACTACTAGTAATGCGGCCACTCTAACTACTACAGATGGGGCGGCAAACCAGGCTCGTAGTATGATGTTAAATGTTACTGGTACTCTTACGGCGACGGGTACTGTAACTATTCCGGCCAGGAGTAAACTGTATTTTATTAGGAACAATACAACTGGCGGGTTCGCAATCACTGTAACCATAGGGTCTGGAACAACTGTCAGCATCCCCAACGGTAAATCAATGGTGGTATTGTGCGACGGTACAAACGTCCGCGAAGCTGTAGATAATATTACTAACCTAAGCTATACCGGCACATTCACTGGTGGCACTGGTGTTGTTAATTTAGGTAGCGGGCAGCTTTATAAAGATGCTAGCGGGAATGTTGGTATTGGGGCCGCGCCAACAGCAGGCTATAAGTTAGATGTTTATAACGCATCAAATAATCTGGTAGTAATTCGTTCGGCGTCAACATCATCCGCAAGCTTGGAGTTAGCTGCCAACAATAATACCCCGGGCGTTGGGGGTCTTAATATCCAACAAAACTCAGCTAATGATGCTTATATTTTTAACTTGTCCAGTGCCAAAATGGTTTTCGGCACATCGGGACTTGAGCGCATGCAGATTGACAGCAGCGGGAACATGATCCCAATTGCCCAAACTACACCACCTACATTAGCAACAAACCAACAGATGGTTTTTAATCTAACTAGCAATACTAATTTACGTATTAGTGTACGCGGGAGTGATGGCACGACACGGGTGGCTAATATCACGTTAGCTTAACACCTTTATGAAATCAACTCTTTGGACATAATATGGCCTTAGACCCTCTTACTGCTGGTGTAGACTTAGCCACAACAGTTATTAACAAAATTTGGCCTGATAAATCAGCACAGGAAGCTGCGCAGTTAGCTGCTGCAGTCGCTATTGTCCAAGGTCAGCTTGATATAAACAAAGCAGAAGCAAGTAATCCTAGCCCATTTACCTCTGGATGGCGCCCTGCAATTGGCTGGGTATGTGCATTAGCTTTAGCTTTCCAGTATATTTTTAGACCCATGCTAATGTGGGTAGGGGTCATCACAGGAAATAATTGGCCCACACTGCCGGGGATTGATGATAACCTATGGCAGCTTATGCTTGGTATGTTGGGGTTAGGCGGGTTGCGCAGTTTTGAAAAAATCAAGGGTGTAACCAAGTAAGGTCTATATGCCGCTAAAAAAGTTGTTATTTAAGTCGGGTGTAAATCGAGAGAATACCCGCTACACAACCGAAGGCGGTTGGTATGAATGCGACAAGGTTAGATTCCGTCAAGGCACCCCCGAAAAGATCGGCGGATGGCAGCGTATTTCTGATTCACAATACCTGGGTGTATGTAGGTCTTTATGGCCCTGGTCTGTTTACATCGGCACAGGCACTAATTTAAAGTATTACGTTCAGTTTAGCGGCGCGTATTACGACATTACACCTATTCGTACTACTACGGCTGCAGGCGCAGTAACTTTTGCAGCCAGTGTTGCTGCTAACATTTCCTCTAACACTGTTATCACTGTAACTAATACAGCGCACGGTGGCATTACTGGTGATTTTGTTACATTTAGTGGGGCTGTATCACTGGGCGGGAATGTCACTGCCGCAGTGTTAAACAAAGAATATCAAATTACTGTATTAACAGTAAATACCTATACCATCACTGCGGCTGTTAATGCAACGTCCGCAGATTCAGGCAATGGTGGCGGGTCAACTGTTGCTGCTTACCAAGTAAATGTTGGGGCTGCAATTCAACTACCCGCAATTGGTTGGGGTGCTGGTGGTTGGGGTGCTGGTGGTTGGGGCATCGGAGAAGTGGGTGCTAATTCATCACTTCGTGTCTGGAATGCTTACAACTTTGGTACCGACCTAATCTACGGACCCAGGGGCGGTGCCTTATATTACTGGCCCGCTTCATCAGGACTCGCCAGCCGTGGAGTGCTTTTGTCCTCGCGGCCAGGAGCCTCATTTGTGCCATTGATGGCAGACAACATCCTAGTATCTGACGCATCTAGATTTGTGTTGGCATTTGGCACTAATCCTTATGATTCGGTAGATAAAAGCCCAATGCTAATCCGCTGGTCTGACCAAGAAAACGCAGTTGAGTGGTACCCCGAAACTACCAATCAGGCAGGTAGCCTACTATTATCACATGGCTCATCCATCCAAGCTGTAGCGCAGGTACGTCAAGAAATTTTGATTTGGACTGATACCTCTATGTACTCTTTGCAGTATCTAGGGGCGCCTATTGTCTGGGGTTCTCAGCTACTAGCTGACAACATTTCTATCGTTAGTGACCGTGCATGGGCTACTGCATCAGGTGTAACTTACTGGATGGGGGATGAGAAGTTCTATAAATACAGCGGGCGTACTGAAACATTAAATTGTGATCTAAGAGCGTCTGTATTTAGCGACTTTAACTTTGGCCAGCTACAGCAAGTATTTGCCTCTACGGTAGAGCAATTTAATGAAATTTGGTGGTTCTACTGCACTGCAGATAGCAATACTATTAATCGCTATGTGGTTTACAACTACTTAGAAAATGCTTGGTATGACGGCACATTAGCCCGTACTGCTTGGGTAGATGATAGCGTGGTGTCTAGTGTACCTGTGTCGGCTGATTATAATGGCCGCCTAATCTACCAAGAAACTGGCATTGACGATAACGCTGCGCTAACACCAGCCCCAATTGCCGCGTATATTACATCTTCTGAATTTGACATTGATGACGGTCATAACTTTGGGTTTGTGTGGCGGGTACTACCGGACATTAACTTCCGTAGCTCCACTGCCAGCAGTCCCAATGTAACCATGACTTTGCTACCATTGCAAAACTCAGGTTCAGGGTACAACAATCCGCAGTCTCAAGGGGGCAGTAGCTCAGGAACAGTCACTAGAACCGCCACAAGCGCTTATGTAGACCAATTCACTGGGCAGATTAACATCCGTGTCCGTGGACGCCAAATGGCGTTTAAAGTGGAATCTAGCGCGCTAGGTGTGCAGTGGCAGCTAGGTGCGCCACGACTCGATGTCAAACTTGATGGCCGACGTTGATGGGACTACTATCACTTGTTAAAAACTTTCGGGCGCCTGCGCTCCCGTTAGCTACTAAAGAGTACAACGAACTAGCCACTAATCAGATGGCTAATATCCTTCGTCTGTACTTCAACCAACTAGACCAACTGATAGGGCAGATTGTGGCGACCATCATTCCCGCTGGCACTGAAGCTGATCCGCTGTATGTAGGCACCTATGATAGCCGGGGACGTTTACATGTAACCAATCCGCAGACTATCTTTTTCAATACATTTCAGTTTGGCCTTGAGACTGATGTATGGGAAACCAGCACAGTTAGTGGGGGTACTGCCACGTTTGAAGCTGCTACTAGCTCTGTGCAAATGGCAGTTACTTCTACTACAAATTCTGAGTGTATTCGGCAGACATTAATTGTGCAGCGGTATATCCCTGGTCGCTCCTCTTCATTAGCTTTTTCTGTGCGTTTACAAACCCCAGTAGTAGGGATTCGTAGGCGCTTTGGTCTTTTTGACGGCAATAACGGGTTCTTTTTTGAGGACGATGGCGGGGTTTATTCCTGCGTAATTGTTAGCAACACTTCAGGGTCAACGGTGTACAACCGTGTAACACGCGCTAATTGGAATGGCGATAAATTAGACGGCACTGGTGCTAGTGGTATTACTGCCGATCCTGCAGCAATTCAGTTAATCAATGTGCAGTATGAGTGGTACGGTGCGGGGCAAGTAATTTTCCAATTCATTATTGACGGTAACCCTATCACTGTTCAAACGTTTAGTTCAGCCAATTTACAGACCGCGCCTTGGTGCAGAACACCATTCCTGCCTATTCGCTTAGAAATTAAGAACACAACAGGCGCAGCGGGTACGCACTATTTATGGCAAGGTTCTAACTCGCTTATCTCTGATGGCAGCACAGTTAAGTTAGGCATCGGGCAAAATATCCTAACTCCATTAGCGGGTATTAGAGCCGCTGCGGCGAATACATTTTATCCAGTTGTTAGCATTCGACTAAAAAGCACT